CGATACGGGTCGGTCGTCGCGAGCATGAGGAACAGGTCCTCGAAGAAAGCCCGCTTGATCCGATACTCGACCGCCTGGATGTTGAGCGCGAGATGCTGGAGGTCGATCCGCACTTCGTGAACCGGGCGGAGCCCCTGCATCCCCTCGCGCACGTCGGCGTAGTTGACATCGCCAGGGAGGAGGCTCGTCTTTTGCGTCCGCATCGACGTCGGCCCCACGAGCGGCGGGTCGACCATCTTGTTGAGCGCCTGCCCGTGGCGCCGCTCCATGATCTGAAGCTGCCGGTTGTCACCGAGCGACGTCATGCCAGGGCAATCGGTCCCGTAGCTGTCCTCGCCGGTGATGTCCCACCGTGGCGCCATGATCGGGAAGGTCCGGAACCCCGACTCGCGGAGGAACTTCGCCTCGCCGGAGCCCTTCTCCCAATGGCACGACGCGAACGGGAGGTAGCGCGCCTCGAGCCGGTCCGCGTTGCCCTGCTCGTTCGGCTTCACGATCCAGCACACGTCGACCGGGCTTTCGTAGTCGCCCCGGTCCCATAGGTTCTTGACCGTGTTCGAGATGCTGCTCCAGTCGATCGTCCGCCCGTCGGCCTGGAGCCCGAACAGCTCGACGACCTGCCGCACGCTCAGTTCATACTCGCGGTAGAACGTCGAGACGACGCCCCTCGAGTCGGTGCCGAGCGCGTAGCTGCCGATCGGGTAGGCGGTTGCGCGGATGATGTCCGCCGGGTCCTCGCCCACGAAGATCGCGCCGGTCCCGAACACGCCCATGTCCCCGTAGACGATCGGGAGCGTGTTGTAGAGATTCGACACGGCGAAGATCGACATCATCCGCTGCGTGACGGCGTGCAGCCATTCGCGCACCGGGCCGAACTCGTTGAGGTCCTCGTCGGGGATCGTGAGCTTCATCCACGGACGCGCCGGCGAGGTCAGGCCCGCATGGAGCCCCGACTGCAACGTGCGCGCCGCGAACCGGCCCGTCGAGTTGATGATGTTCTGGTTCCGCTTGTCGCCCCGGTTCCGGTCGCTCGAGGTCCATCGCATCCGGCGCGGGAGGAAGAAATCCCCGAGGTCCCGCCAGTGCGCGTCGAACGTCGAGCGATCGCTCCAGAGCTGCGCCGCGAGCTTCGTGTAGCGGTTGCGGCGCTCGTTCGGATCGTTGTAGTCCGCCATTCGTCTACCTCACGCCGAACACTGGAACGCGAAGGTTGCCCTTGCCGATGCGCCGCTGCGCGTCCGGCCGCTCGAACGGGTTGAGCACCGGGCTCCTCGAGCCGAGGATCATCGACGCGCCGCGACGCGCGCCAGGACCGGGCGCCACGCCGCCGAGCCTGGGCGCCGGCGAGCCGGGACGCGGAGCGCCAGGGAGCGCCGGCGTCTGCTGCTGCTCGACGCCGTAACCGCCTCGCATCGGGAAGTCCGTCGGATACACGAACGGCGAGGGAGTCCGAACGCCCTGGGGTCCGCTCGAGGAGCGGAGCGGCTGACCGATGAGAGGGAACCCCTGCCCGATCATGAGCCGATCAGGGTCGCCGCGTTGTAGGAGCCCCGACCGCCGGACGTCGGCGTCTGAGCCTTCGAGAGCGCGGTCCCGCCGGCCGCTGCCCGCTTGCGCGCTCGCTCGCCAGCCGCCGTCGCGTCAGGCTTGGCCGCGCTGGTCGCCTGCGTGACCGAGGGAGGAGGAGCGGGCGGAGCCGCTGCCGCCGGCGTCTCCTCCTCCGGCGTCGTCGCTGCGACCGTCTGCGCCGGCTGCTCCGCCGCCTTCTTCTTCGCGAGCTTACTGGTCGCCTTCGACGCTACGAGCGCCGTCAGGCCGATGATCCCGAGAGTCGCTGCCGTCCCGATCGCCATGTTGGAGCACCTTGACGAAAGCCTGTTCGATGACCTGATAGCCCTTCCGGCGATACAGGTCCCCGACGGAGGTCCCTTCGGGCGCGACCATCTTAACCAACTTGGCACGATTTTGCACAGCCCACCGCTCCGCCGCCTGGAGGAGCAGCACGCCGGCCCGGCCCCGGTGCGCCGGCTTCACGAACCACGCGACCTCGTCCGCGAACGTCTCGCCGCTGAAGATGTGCGGGACCATCAGCATCGCAATCATGCCGACGACCTCGTCGCCGGCGACCGCCAGGAACACGGCGCCGTGATCGAGCACCGTGCAGAGGAGCCGAGCGATCGCGTCCGGCTCCCCTGCCCCGAGCTGGCGGTAGGTCGACGTCTCGAGGAACTCGAGCCCGAGCGCGACGACCGCGTCGACGTCCTCGAGCGTCGCCTCCCGCACCGTGATCATGCGCGGTTCTCCAGCTTGCCGGCCTGCGCCTTCGCCCGCTCGTTCTCCTCCGGCTGCGGATGCTCGAGCACGATCTCACGGTCGCGACCGAGCCAGTCCTTCCAGGTCCCGATCCAGGGCGCCCGGCCGAAATGGTTCACGAGCAGGAGCGTCCGCTGAACCATCGACTGTGTCACCGTGTCGCGCTTCACGAACTGACCCCGGAGCAGGTTCAGCTCCTCGAGGAGCTTCTGCTGCCCCGCGAGAATCGTCTGCTGGTTCTCGAGGATCTCCCCGATGCGATCGCGCTCGACCGCCGGCCGCTCGTTCGCCGCGTCGACCTGCCGCTGCTTCCCGATCTCGTCCGCCTCCGGGCCGATGATCGCGAGCCTCCGCTCTGAGCCGCCGAGGTCCGACGGGTTTGTCCGCGTGTCGACTCGAGCGATCGGGACCTCGAGGATCGGGTTCACCGAGCCCGGCTGCTCCGCCTGGAGCACGAACATGACCGGCGGCGCCCCGACGCCCACGTAGCGCCACTCGAGAAACGTCGCGTGCTGCATCATGTTGCCGAGCTTCTTCATCCACCGATCGACCGACTCCTCGAACCGGCCGGCCGGACATCCCGCGCAGACGGGAAGCTCCGACTCGATCGAGCGAGCCTGCCGAATTGCGATCTCACGAGCTTTCTTCGAGTCCATCTATTCAGCCCTCCGTGTGATGCCCGCGAACGCGAGCAGCCGCTCCCACCATGAGAGAACCGGCTTCAGCTTCAGGCACCGCGCGCACGTCACGCGGCGCCAGTCATCCTCGAGCACGAGCGGGAGCAGCGATCGATGCGCCGTCCCGCACAGCGCGACGAACGTCGCGTCAGGCACGGGCTCGAGCGCGCCCGGCACCAGCACGAGAACCCCCTGCGCGTTGACCTCGAGCTTCTTCTTGTGAACCTTGAACTTCGCCATCCTCAGCCTCCTCACCGTGCGAACGGATCATGGTCGACCTCCGCCCGCCCGATCGCGTCGCGGTCCGGAATCGCATACGGGTCGGCGTCGTGCTTCGCCGTGTTCCTGCCCTGGAGCCGCTCGATGACCTCGCCCGGCATGTCCTCGAGCGCGTAGGTGAGGAAGTAGGCGTCAGCGAGGTCAGGCGACCGCCCGAGCCGTTCCTTGATCTGGTCCTTGTCCTCGAGCACGAAAACGCCGTTGACGAACGTGTAGGTCGGCTCCGTCAGCTCGCCCACCATCTCCGGGATGTTCGGGAGCGCGGCGCCAGCGCGGATCGCCTCCGCCCCGCGAATCCACATCTCCGCGCGCCGGTTCTTATAGCGCGGGTTGATCGCCTTGCCGGCGTAGTTGACCCCGATCGCCGGGATGCCCGCCGTCACGAGGTTGTCGATCACGCCGTGGCCCCAATGCCCCGTGTCGTCGATCAGCTCCAGCTCCGAGCCCCATCGCTTCTTGGCGACCATGACGCGCGCCGCGATGTTCGTCGTCCGCTCGTTGCGGAGCACGATCGGCCTGAAGCTCGCGAGCCCCTGCCTGGGGAAGATGACCGTCCGATCGTCTCCGAACCGCGCGACGTCGACGCCGAGCCGCTTCTGCGCCCAATCGTATTGGTCGCTCCGGAGATGCCGCTTCATCGCCGCCTCGACCTCCTCGACGCCGAGCAGCGAGTTGATGCTCGAGGGCGGGAACTGGCCGAGCACGTTCACCATGACCCACGGGTTCTCGCGACCGTAGGTGTCGATCTGCTGCTGCGCGAACTCGAGCGAGATGCGCGGGCTCCGCTTCGGATCCAGCGGGTCGCCCGTGATCGTCACGACATACCAGAGATGCCGCTGCGACGTGCAAGCCACGTAGAGCGGGCCGCTCGTGTGCGTCGGGTTGCCGGCCTGAACGACCTTCGTCTCGATGCCGCTCGCGAGCACCGCCTCCGCCGTCACCATGACCGCTTGCGGGATGCCGCCCGACTCGTCGAGCACGAACAGGCAGAAATCCCCGTGGATGCCGGCCAGGGCGTTACTCTGCTCGTCCGCGCTGCCCGTCTTAGGCCACGAGCGCGCGACCGCGAACCACGTCGGCGCGAGCTGCGGGTTGCGATGCTCGACTCGAGACTTCGTCCACTTGAACGTCGCCCGGAGGAAATCGCTCCGCCCCTGCCAGAGCGCCAGCTCCGACCACAGGTTCGTCGAGAGGTTGTCCGACGTGATCGAGGTCGCCGCGATCTTCGGTTGCCGCCGCGTCGCCAGGAAGTTGAGCACCAGCCACGCGAGAACCGCCGTCTTGCCCGGTCCCTTGCACGCCTTCATCGCGAGCCGGTTGTTGTGCGGGAATGCCTGAAGGACCTCGAGCTGCCACGCATCGGGCTCGATGCCGAACTCCTCCCGGACGAACGCCTCCGGGTGCCATCGCCACCGATCGAACGTCTCCCGCGCGTCGCGCTCGAGGTCCATCATGCTTACTCCGTCCGGTCCGTCGGGTCGCCGGGATACTCGCGCGGCGGCTTGGCGCTCGCGAGCTGCTCCGCCGGCGCGTCCTCGAGCGCCGCACGAACCGCCGCGTCCTTCGCCTCGAGCAGCTTCCGGAGCGCGACCGACCGCTCCGCGCACCGTGGAAGCGTCTGAGCGATCTCGATCGCCAGATCACAGAACGGACGCGACACGCGCGCCAGCCGCTCCGGGAGATGACCCACCTTGAAGAACTTCAGAATCGGATCGACCTGCTCCGTCATGAGAACAACCCTCCCTGCCTGGGCTCGCC